AGGCTTCATCTCCTACTTTATATCCAGCCTTACGAGCTTTCTCTTTACGAGCATATCTTTCTGCAACTCTACGCATCTGATAGACAATACGCTTCTCATTGTGCTCACGCTTTCGCAGATCAGGTTCATTAAGTAAATCAGTAAACTGTTGACCGCGACCAATAGCCCAGAGATAACACTCTTGTCTTACATCATCAGTATCAACCCAACCTTTAAACTTATTAACTATACTGTAAGCAACTGAAGGTACTAGCTCGTATAGAGTTGGATGTAACTCTGGACTCATTCGTTTATTACAACTGGTTCTAAGTAGTGGGCAAAGTATTTACTAGCAACAAAGTGAACATTAAAGTCGTGCTCTTGTGTATCTGCCCGTGTTAACCCATAAGTTGGTGGGATACTACGCAAAATCTTAGCAGGAATAACTAATAAAGCATCTGTATATCTTATAACAATTCTATTATAGGCATCGGGACTATCATCTAATGGTTCAGTAAGCCACATACGCTGCAACTTTTGATAAGGAAACTTAACCTCAGTACCTGAATGGGACTTCATCCATTTGATTTCTATACCACCAATATAGTTAGCATAGCCATTGGGTTTTAGTTGGTTAACTAAGTAATCTACAAAGTAATAACGAGGTGTTTTATAAAACTCCCAGTTGTATGCAGTAGCAAGGTAGTCAGCAACTAATTGTTCTCGCTTACCATCCTGCCATACCTGTCTTATTGGTTCTGTGCTCATTCACAGTCCAGCGTTTGCACCTCAGGCCAGTTGCCATCTAATACCATCAGCGCAATAGCTGAGTAGTTAAGTAAATCAACAAAAGAATCTCGTAGTGATTCATTACTTGGTTTAACTTTAGAATCTACTAGGTTATTAATGCGAGCTATCTTGTCCCACATACGCACTCTTAGTCCGTTGATAGGACCGCCAGGTGATCTTGCAATATTTAATGGACCGTAATCGTGATGCTTACTGATAAGTAAATCACCGGCGGCATCCATAACGCGCCACATATTATTAATAAACTCTTCTTCTACTCCTTCGTTGGAGGTGGTGCGATTTCTATTGTGTGCTTTTCGTAATTGATCCTGATAATAGAGATCCCTAAGGTCGCCAACCACTCTGCTAGTACCATCAGGTCTGAGTTCTTCATACATTAGGTACTCCAATTGTCCGTTTTGTCTCTTCTATACCCTTTGCTAAGTATAGATCATTGAGATCCATACCAGCAGGAAGCGACACGATAGTGGAGTTAATAACTTCTTGGGCTACCATCCTAGAAAACTCTGCACCAGGATTAGAACCATCTTCTTTTAAATCATTATCACCAATAATATAAACCTTGCCATAGCCAGTAAACATCCTTGTAAAGTGTGACTTCCAAGCCTGTACACCAGGAACTCCTACTGCTGGTATACCTAAGATTGCAGATGCAACAATAGTATCTAGCTCACCTTCACAGATTGCTATGTAATCACTAGTTAAAATAATATCGCTAACATTATATAGATGACCCTTCTGTCCTAGTGGTGCTCCATACCTAGGCTTACCTTCATCTAATCTTCTAAACTTAAAGCCAACACAGTGTCCCATTACCGTCATATAAGGTATAGATAGCCAACCTTTATAGTGCTCGTGAGTTGCAGCAGGTTCTTTTATATAACCTAAGTAGTACTGATCAGCTACCTCTTTAGAAATCCCACGACCTGCGAGAAAGTTTATTGCCTCCTCGTTTAGATCCTTGTTGTACTGTACTGCCGCTTCTAGTGAGGATTTCAATTGCACGGGCGAGAGCATCTTTAAACTCCATATTCTCTATAAGACTAATAATGTTTACTGCGTTGCCACCCTTACCGCAAGTGTGACAGAAATATAAATTGTCCTTAGTGTTTATTACTGCGCTTCTCCTACTATCGCTATGTAATACACACCTTACAGAACAAGCCCTACCTTCCCTTACCTCACCGCCATAGTGAGCAACTATTACTCCAATGGGTATTGTGTTCGCATCGGTTCTGCCATTGCGAAGGCTAGGCTTCCTACTTCTGGACCAGTCTTGTGCTGGCATCCGCAGTCCTCCTTACATTTCTTGTGCATAGTAGTAGCGCGTTTGAACTGACCGATCTTATTCAGTTCACCACCTGCCTTGCATACTTCGCAGATCATTCTTCTTCCTTAACCTCTTCTGTAACTGGTACTGCTTCTTCTACTACTAGTTGAAGTATATCTGTTGTAGTTATTATTCCTTCTGGTGTTGGCATTGTTTCTCCTCTAGCCATTGTGTTAGGTCTTGGATTACCCAAGCCTTATCTATTCCTGCGTTTCTTCTCTTGAAGAGTACATAAGATAAAGGCTGACTAATACCACGATGCTTAGAATAATTAGCAGCTTCTTTCTGCGCTTCATCCCAGAACTCCTTTAGATTTAACTTCTTAGTATTCTTTAACTCAAAGATAAAAGTCTCACCGGCAACTATAACTACTAGATCACCTTCATCTTCTGAACCTGATAGACGTAACCTCTCAGCTACTGCGCCCATCTTCCTAAACCATTTCATTACATCAACTTCAAACTGAGTACCCTTACTCTTGTTATACCTTGGATTCATTAAACACCGCATCTCTTCTATACATCATACCCAAAGCATCCGAGTCACTGATCTGACATATTCCATAGTTAACAAATAAACCAATATGATCAGAGCCATCGGCAGTATGTGGACCAAACCTATTCTTAACTGCTGCTACCTTTAATATTTTATTATAAGGATCAAAGCCAAGAGTAAGTATTAGTGCAGGTAGTTGAGATACCTTACCGTGAATAGCCCTACGAGCAGGTGGTTCAGTAGTCTTTCCATACTCAGTCTGTTCACTAACGTGGTGTAATACCAATACACAGGCTTCAGTCTTGCGAGCCATATCGTGGAGTTCCACCATAATAGCTCGCAGACCTGCCCATTCATTATCAGATTCAGCAGCAACATTCATCAGGTTATCTATAACAACCAACTCTGGTGGAATACCAAACAATTCAACATAAGCTCTAACCTCTAACTCAATATCATCTAATGATGGTGATGAGTCAAAGACGAACTGTATGTTTTCTAAATTGTCTAGATGCTTATCGTAGTAATGACGGTTACTATTTAAGTTACCTTCCACCATAAGTTGGCTGTGTCCTGATAGGTGAGAGGCTGCTCTCATCATCACTGTTGCTGTATCTGTATCTGCTGAAAAGAATAAAGTAGGAACCTTTGCTTTAATCGCATAGATAAGAGCGAACATACTCTTACCAGCATTGGGTGCGGCTGCAATCATACATACCTGACCTCTACGAAACTTAATCTGCTTCTTAGCTAGATCAGCCCATACGTCAGGTAGTGGTGTTGCATTAGTGGTTGACCCACGCCACGCCCTATTTAAATTAAGCAACGTTCTCCTCTTGAATCTTTATATTTAATTTAGCTCTTAGTTTTCTGCGGTCAAACTCACTTGCTCCGCCCCAAACGCCAAATCTTTCATTATGCAATCCCCATTCAAAGCACTCGCTAATATGAGGACATCTATTGCATATTTTTTTAGCATTAAATGACTTGTTACTGGAACCGATCTCAGGGAAGAATAGTTCTGTATCTACCTCAGAACATAGTGGGTTCTCAAATTCCCAAGGAACCCGCATAACTTATTTTAAAAAGATAGGATCAACTGGTGCATAGCCTTCAGGCTTACGCATCGGTTTAGGACCTTTCATTGGATCAAACCAACCTTTGTATGGTTTGCCCCTTTGAGAAACTCCAACAGCAAATACCATCTTGCCATTAATGCAATCAGGTGCATCTGCTCTGTCGTATGTCCAGACAGTTCCGTACTTATCTGTCATTGTGTCACCACCTGCATCTGATGATACTGCGGTAGCACCTAATGCTTTCTTAGCATAAGAGATAGCACCTCCACCATTACTAGGAGCTACATTAGCTCTACCTAGTGAGGCACCAACAGACTCTATTAGAGTTGCTGTATCTTGAACTGCTGTTAACAGTTCTTCTAATTCTTTAGCGTTATCGGCATAGATATTTATAAGTGAACCATCTTTGCCGTAGTTAACCTGTATCTTTGTTGTTGCATTTGCAGCCATTACTTACCTCCGGTGTGTTTGACAGTCAATCTTAATGATTCCTGTCCTTGTTTTTTTGGTACAAAGCCGAGGAGTTTTTCTACCTCTTCGGCATCTACTGAATTACGACCAACTATGGTGCTCCATACTATGGATACACCACTATTCGTATGTCCAGTAAATCCTTCTAGTGAAGCCCGTAAGGACTCCTTCTCATCTGTTAGTTCTTTAATCTTTGCATCTAATTGTAAATATTTCAAAGCGGATGTGTCAACCTCAGGGTTGTCTATGAATATCTCATCCTCTTTGATAAGTTCTTTTTTTATACCAGTACATCCAATCTTGCCCGACTCATCAAAGTACTTGCAATAGAACTTGCAGTAGTTTTGATCGCGCTCTGGCTCTGGTGCAATTGCGCTCTCTTTAATAGCTGATAACCAATTCAAAGCATCTTGTGCTAGTGATTCATCATAAGGTTCTGAATGAACTTTGATATCTCTTTCATCACCATCACGGGCAATGGCTACTAGATTAACAGTTCTGGGTTTCCCCTTGCCAGACTTATCAAGCAAGTAGCCATACACCTGTACTTGCCAACGCTGTTGTAGCGATGGGAAGTAAGATAGATTTTTAACCTTAACGGTTTTCCAATCTATCACATCTCCTGTTTCAGGTATATATAAATCTATATGAGCTTTCATATCACCAAAGGCAACCTCTGTCTCAACCAAATACTTCTCACTCTTTGGGTCAAGAGCGGATATAGCCTTCTCAATCTCAGCGTGGATAGCAGTACCCATAATTGCAGCTAACTTTAATTCATTATCATTAGTTGCATCTCGCCCATTGAGACGATACCAAACCTTACGCCGACATCCACCTAACTCAGATGGACCTACTTGTGTCTGCTTAGATCTAGCTCTACCAGCATCCTTATCTCTAAGAACCTGGAGTAATAATTCTTTAGGATCGCTCATTAGTTCCTTGTCTAAGCGCTACTGCATAAGTTGGATAACGCTTGTTTAAACCTTTTCTTATCTGCTTAGCAGAAGTCTTATATATTAGATACATAAATTTGAAATACATTATAACCCCCATTTAATAAAGCACTCTAGAATAAACTTGTACATCTCTAAGTCTAATAGATACCACTGTAAATGCCAATAGATCTCACTCATTTATTATCCTTACTTAGTAAATTGTGTTTTGATGCTAGGCGTTCCACCACACCATACGTTGTATGCTATAGCAATATTGACAGCCTTCTTTGCAGCACTCGTTGCTTTTGTATGGGTTTTAGTTTCAGCATCCATTGCTACTAGAGCACCTAGAGCTAACCCACCACCTGAGCCTATGCCGTACAGACCCCTGTCATCTCGCATATACCCGTAGTCATCACTAAGTTGGAATAACTTTCCGTTAAAGCAAAGTAAAGCATCCCAACCTGAGTCATCATCGTTCTTAGTTTTAGGCGCAGGATCATAACCTGCATCAGTTAGTGTTTGTTTTATAGATGGTAATACCCTGATCATCACAAACCTATCAGGATCTTGTGTCTTAATTACTTTAGGTGGTTGCCATAAGTTATTAAGAATATCTCCAGCCAATGCATCACCGGCAACTGCAATTAAATATTCGTTGACCTTGACTATCTTGTCATAACCTTTAGCTATGTAAGGTCTGTCTGTATAGGTAGTCATTGAGTCTGCTGCAAGCACAGCCCAACCCTTACCCTGTATACCAACAATTGCCGTCATAATTGCCTTCCTTTGTCTTAGATAAATAATAACATCAATCGCTGACAATGGTGGGATGTGAATAGGACACGCCGTGAATACGATTATGATCGGTTACTAGTCCAAGAATATGTACCATATGAGCCGTGAGGCGAATTACGGTACGGGCGGCGCATTAAGCGCCGCGATGGTATGGTCAGTATGTTCCGTCTACCAACCTTGCGAAAAAATAAAGAGAAGCTCCCACCTAAATTTGGTACAGATCTTAGATCTCTCGGTCCACTACACGCTTGTCCTTGTGGCTCTAAAGTATTCTCTATCCTTGCTACCTTTGATGACTATGAGATCTCCTGGTATATGTTAGATGCAACCTGTGCTAACTGTGGCAATCTGATATGTGTACCTTGTCCAATAGATGATCCAGCCAGAGATGTTTAGCCACCTTCTACCCCTACCTGCCTGTGAAACAGGCGCAACTCGCCATATTTTGACCCTTTAAAGGGCATAAAAAAAGAAGGCCACCCCGTTTAAAAGGGTGGCCCTGTATTGCCTCGCAGTAAATTTAATTACTCTGAGCCTCTACCATATTCTTTCTCTGTCTTATCAGCCCATTTAGCGGCAGGTGCGGCTAATGCGCCAATCAAAATTGCTTGCTCTGGTGCTAGGTCAGCAGCAAGGGCTAGGCCCATTGTTATAGCTGATGCTAGTACTGCCCGTAAATAAGACTTAAATGCAGCCTTAGTTTTTGGGTCTTTTAATTTTGCTAATAGATCTTTCATATACATCCTTTAAGGGCGTACTACGCCCATCACTAGGGAGTATGAGCGTTTCCTAAGATACACACCATCTCCGTTTGCTTGGCTTCCTTTACTACCACTACTTGTATTACCTTCAATTACTTGTAGGTATTTTAGAGCAGTGTTATTCCATTTAACTATTCCAACGTGGTCTGGTTCAGCATCAGTATCAAACTGAAAGAAGACTATATCTCCAGCTTGAGCCTGACCTATTGGAATTATTTTATTCTTATCAGTAAACCATTTTAATCCCGCAGCACAGGAAGCAAATCCTTTATCATTTTGTGCTGCAATCTTTTTACTTAGTCCTGCTTTATCAAAGCACCAAGATACAAACATAGCGCACCAAGGGTTATTGTTTAATCCGTACCACTTACCATACTTAGTATCATTAGACTTACCTTCTTCGGTATAGCCTATTTCAGCTTTAGCAATTTCTATTATGCTCATCTGGTTAATGATTCCTTTACTAGATCTGTTAAGAACTGTACTTTTTCCTCTAGCCGATTGACCTGGTCCTTGATACTGGAGCCTCCATTTTGCCTTAATTCGGATAGGTAGTATTTAACAAGGTGTCTTACTGTCATAGCCAGTGCTGCAATTAATGTTGTTACTGCTACTGCTAACCCAGCCCATTCATTCGGTGTCATATTATTATATCAATCTAATAGTAGCGATTAACAATCCACCGTATCCGGAGAATCTTCTATCACTTGGGGTTCTGTTTATAAAGTCAAGCTCTTCAATTAATCCAATATATGACTCACCAGTTCTAAAGTCTTCTACTCTGATGGTGTCTCCTACATTCTCTATCGCTTCTAGTTGACTCAACCGATCATAGGCTGAACCTTCATAGCCCACCTCAACGCCCATATTATCGCTCTCGTGGTCATAGCAGAATAAAGGGTATTGAATTATTCTCTGGCGAGGTACAGCAGGTAAAGACTTTAATTGGTATCCAGTAAATAGTGGACCCTTAGTTGTATCAGTAGATGATCTAGACATAGTAAATTTAAATGCAAGATACTCTTGCGCTGAGTTAGGATAAGGCACACCTAGTTCACTAGTTGCAGCACCTTGTGCAAAACCACCTATATTGTATTC